GATTGAAAGTCTTACAACCATCTCCTTTGTAGGAGAAGTAATAAACACCCTCATTACCATCAACAGTACCAATAAACACACCTGCTAGTCTAAACTGTTCAGCAGGTAATGGTCTACCATAGTTTGAATTAGGGCCACTTGAATACTGTTGCATACTGTCTAGTGGGACAATCCACTTACCTACTTCTATCTCATGATGATTGTTTGGTAGGTCTGATACAGTCTTAATCTGTTCTTCACCCTTATGCATTCTACTAATCTCATAGCCACCGTCTTGCTCAAGAACAACGGCTACTTTACCAAGAGAATAAGTGGTATCTGCATCACGGAGATATTCATTCTTAATTCTCTCATTCTGCATCTTAGCCATATCTCTAGGAGCATCTAAAGATATGAAATATCCTGATGCTTTCTTTACTAGTGAATTACCACTAGATTCTTGTGGTGGTGCATCTTTGTAAGCGTATGCTCCACTAAACCATTGTCTAAATAAAGATAGAGCCAAAGCCCAATCTTCAATGGGGTTGAGATTGTTTGTTTCACAAATCTCCATATACTTTGTTTCTGTTTCAGAAACCTCTATTCCCAAGACTTCAGCAGCCTTGGCTATTTCCATATTTACTTTATCTTCCATATTTTCACTTCCAATATTTTCTTTTCTTTTTATATTCTTTCTTTAACCTAAAGTATTCAGACCATTTCATCAAATCACTCAAATACAAATCCAAACTCTTCAAGAGTTGTCTGTCTACTATTCTCTAATGTCAATGTTACTCTCATAACTCTCCATCCTCTTTTGGAGGCTCATATTGAGGCGACCATGCAGGTTGCATTGCT